AAAAGATACAAGAGATGCAGCTATCAAAGCTGGAACTCATGATGAGAAAGAAGAGGCAGAGAAGGGAGGTGATTCTGCCGGTGAGAAAGAGAAACCTAATATGTTCTCTAAGGATGCTGGATATGATGCACCTGATACTAAAAAGAGTGAACCCAAATCAGAACCATATGGTGAATCTGATGAAAAGGATTTTGAAAACGCATTAGAATCTGATGGATTCTCTTGGTTTGATGGTGGTTCTTTAGAAGGTACAAGTACATTTGGTGATGATAGTGGTAATACTGTATCTGTAGCACCGGGTAGTGTATATGATAGTGAAAGTGCATTTGTGGTAAGTGGATACAATGAAGATGACCCTGCTGATGTTAAGGGAACGAAAGAGTTTGATAGTAAAGATGATGCAATTGCATACGCTAAGGAATTAGGACAGGAATTACAAAAACAAAATCCTCCTCAAAAATCTGAACCAAAATCAGATGAACCAAAAACAGCTGTGGGATTACCATCTCAAATTTCAAAAGAAACTGGTGTATTCAGAGTAAATAAAGGAGAACTTACACCTAAAGAAACTACTGTAAAAGATAGAAAATTTATTAATAAAATAATTTCAAAAAGAAAATTTGACCCTAATAAAGTTGGTCGTGAAGAATATGAAAAACGAATGTTGAGTATAGTACATGATACATTAGAAGATTCAAACTTCCATGGTGCTAATAGACAAATCTTCGCTGACTTACAAGGAAAACCTGAATTAGCAAAAAGACCTGATTACTCAAAAGCTCCTGAAATGGGAACGCCTGAAAGAGAAGAGTGGGATATGGATAATTCCATCTACAATAAAAACTTTAATGGTATTACATCTGAATTTGATGGTTCTAATGATGTAGCAACAACAATCTCTTCACAATACGGATGGGATGGTGAAAAAGCTATCGCTGCAATTTTATGGAAAATGAGAAACGATGGTCATGGTGAATTAGCAGATAAAGTCCAAACATCTTTTGATAAAGCTATGGCTAATAATGAAGCTAAATTAAAATTAGGAGACTTAATCTAAAAGTAATAATACTATGCCAGCACAATCACAACAACAACAAAAATTATTCGGTTTAGCATTAGCTGTTAAAAGAGGAGAAGTTCCTGCTTCTGAAGTTTCTGATGAAGTAAACGCAATCGTTGATAGAATGAGTGAAAAGGATATCGAAGATTTTGCATCAACATCTCATAAAGGTTTACCTAAAAAGGTAGAAGCTCAACTTAGAGAAATCGTAAGAGAGATTATGAGAGAAAGAGCAATCTCTGAAATAAATGAAAATGAATCAGTAAACGAAGCTGATGTTAAAAAGAAAATAAATAGAAGAGGTGATATAGATGGTCTTATAGTAACTCATAAAGGTAATGATTATGAGATTGTTTATTCGAGTGATTTTAGTATGAGTGGGGCTATACAACCATATGGTATTGTAATGCCAGGTGATGATGTAGTTTCATTTTTAAGTAAAGATAAAAAAGCTAAATCTATTTGGAAAGAATTAAAACCAAAGGTTGATAAGTTTGTAAAATCAAACGAATCAATAAACGAAGGTGCATCAACCGAAGAAAAGAGAATTGTAATGGCGGTAATTAAAAAGATTGCTAAATATCGTAATGTTCCTCTTGATTATGCAGTAGGTGATGTAATTCGTGCAGCAGAAGAGTTGGAAAGAGATATCCAAAAAGGAAAAGTAAAATAAAAAGAAAAGGTGGTTTATCCACCTTTTTTTATGTCTTATAGATAAAAACTAAAGAAAATATAATATTTTTTTATGGTTTTCTAAATTTGATTATATTTATCATTGTTAATAACCCATTTTTATGGGTTTATTGGTTTATGAATACTAACTTTTAATGTTTAGTGACCGAACGACCAATTTACAACTAATCTACATTGGGGTTCCCAAATAACTTCAGAAAATTTTTAAAAGGTAAAAGTAAATGGCAAATTCAAAATTGTTAAAAGAAGCAATTGCTGATGCCAAAGCTGTAAGAGAAACTGCAATCGCTAATGCTAAAATCGCATTAGAGGAAGCTTTCGCTCCACGTTTACAATCTATCCTATCAAAGAAGCTAACTGCTGAAATGGAAGGTGAAGAAGAAGAAACTATGGAAGAGGGAGATTACTCTGATACGAATGAAGTTGAAGATGATGCTGTGGAAGAAACAGTTGAAGCAACACCAGCAATTACCGAAGAAGAAGAATCTGAAGAAGATTCTATCGAAGAAGGTGAAGGCTCTATTGAGGACCCAACTAACGCTGACGATGCTACTATCTCTGAAGAAGATGAAATGGAAGATGAAGTGGAACCAGAAATGGACATGGAAGATGAAATGGAAGCTGATGAAGAAATGGAAGATGAGGATGAGTTAGATTTGGAATCTATCATTAGAGAATTGGAAATGGGTATGGAAGATGAAGAAGAAATTTCTGAAGAGGAAATGGATTCTGAAGAAGAAGTATCTATGGAGGAAGAATTGGACTCTGAAGAAGAAGAGGAAGTAGCAGATATCGCATCTGATGAAATCGAAGACCACGAAGCAGAAATGCATGGTGAGGAAGAAGTTTCTGAAGAAGAAGATATGGATGACGAAATCGACTTGGAAGAAATCCTAAGAGAAATGGGATACGGAGATGATGAAGAAGAAGTAAACGAAGAAGAAGAAGTTGAAGATAAAACTGCTGAATTAGAAGCAGATTTAGAAGAAGCTTTGAACACTGTTAAATCACTTCAATCTACAATCAACGAAGTAAACTTGTTAAATGCAAAGTTATTATACGCTAATAGATTGTTCAGAGGTTACAACCTAACTAATGAGCAAAAAACTAAAGTTGTAGAAAACTTAGACAGAACTAGTTCTGTTAGAGAGGTAAAATTGGTTTACGCAACGTTAGCAGAATCGATGAATTTCACAGGTACTGAGAAGAAAACTAAAAGAGTTGTAGCAGAAGCTGCAGTATCTAAACCAGTTGCTTCAACTGCACCTAAGAAAGAAATCATTTCTGAGAGCACAAACTTGATGGCCGAAAGATTTAAAGAATTGGCTAACATCAAATAATTATTATTAACAAACAAACATTAAAAAGGAAAAATAAAATGGCAAATTTTGATTTATCTAAGTTGATGGAAGGAAAGAACCCACAAGCGGTGATGTTGTCTGAAACAAGACAATTGAAAAGCAAATGGGATGCAACTGGACTTCTTGAAGGCTTAAACGCAAAAGAGCAAGGCGCAATGGCGGTTATGCTCGAAAACCAAGCAAAACAATTGCTTGATGAGGCAACTCAAACAGGTACTGCAGCTAGCTCGGAAGAGTGGAGTGGTGTAGCTTTACCTTTGGTAAGAAGAATCTTTGGTGAGATTGCTTCTAAAGAATTCGTTAGTGTACAACCTATGAACTTACCTTCTGGACTTGTATTCTATCTTGATTTCAAATATGGTACTGCTCAAGGTGGTAACCCTGCATTCTCTGGTCAATCACTTTTCGGTGGTACTGGTGCTGATGTAGGTTCTACTGATGCAGCTGTAAATGGTTTATATGGTGAAGGAAGATTCGGATATACTGCAAATGATGTAACTGCATCTACTGCTGTTGCTTCAGTAACCTTTACTTCAGCTTCTTGGGCTGATGTAGGTTTTGACGCTTCTTTATCGGCTTCTATCTCTGATGGTGAGGTTGTAAAAGCAACTTTCGCTAAACCAGCAACTGCTGATGTAGATGGTGTACGTTCGTTCAATATCGCTAACGCTGAGATTGCAACTAACTTAAACCAATTCCATAGTGTATCTGGTAACAACTTAGTAATGATGGTATCAGCTTCTGCTGGTCTTGAAACTGCTAAAGCTGGTAACGTTGAATTGACTTACTCAGTTGTTCCAACTGATTACGCTAGAGGTGATTTCGAAGATGGTAAAAACGCTGGACAAGTAGCTGGTGCTGCTGGTACTGTTGGTACTTCTATCGATATTCCAGAAGTTGATTTAGAATTGAAGTCTGAAGCAATCGTTGCTAAGACAAGAAAACTAAAGGCTGTATGGACTCCTGAATTGGCGCAAGATTTGAACGCTTACCACTCAATCGATGCTGAAGCTGAATTGACTTCTATGCTTTCTGACTACATCTCATTAGAGATTGACTTGGAAATCTTAGATATGTTGAAATCTAACGCATTGACTACTGAGTACTGGTCAGCAACTATCGGTGAGGAGTACAACTCTTCAACTGGTGTATGGTCTGGTGCTAATACAGCTGTTGCATACCAAAAGAACACTTGGTTCCAAACTTTAGGTACTAAATTGAACAAAGTATCTAATAAGATTCACCAATTGACTTTAAGAGGTGGTGCTAACTTCGTAGTTGCATCTCCTGATGTATGTACTATCTTAGAATCTATCCCAGGTTTCACTGTTTCTGCTGATAAAGATGCTTCATCTTTCGCTGCTGGTGTAACTACGGTAGGTGCTATCGCTAACAGATACACAGTTTACAAAAACCCTTACATGACTTCAAACGAAATCTTGTTAGGATTTAGAGGAAGCAACTTCCTAGAAACTGGTGCTGTTTACGCTCCGTATGTACCATTAATTATGACTCCATTGGTGTACGACCCAACCAACTTTACTCCACGTAGAGGTGTGATGACTCGTTACGCTAAGAAAATGGTTCGTCCTGAATACTACGGTAGAATCTTCGTTAAAGATTTAGCTTCTATCTAATAGACAGTTAACTTAACGGAATCTACTTTAGATTCTTAATAAATTAGAGGGAAGAGAAATCTTCCCTCTTTTTTTATGCCAATATCTTATTACTGAAATTTATTATATTTATATTCATATGATGAATTGGCACACATATTATGAGTTAAACAAACACATTGGTAATATCAATGAGGTGGTATCTCAATACAATATGTACGTTTACCAATCACAAGAACAATATGATGTAGAGTTAATTCGTAAGATGGGAAATAATTCCAACTTTATTTTACAAGAAGAACCTTACAATTATATTATCTTACAAGAAGGTAAACACGAATATGGAATATTACAAGAATAATGGGAAATAAGAGAATATCAGAATTACAAATAGAAGTTAATCCACAAATTAGTGATTTGGTGGCATTGGCATCCGATGGTCAGTCCAAAAGAACAACATTAGGTTCTATATTAAATTCCGATTTACCTACAACATTTGGCGATACTACTATTAATGGTGATTTAATTGTAATTGGAACTGAAACTATTATATCATCATCTATTCTTTATGATAGTGGTTCAACTATTTTTGGAAACTCGGTCAATGATACACATGATTTTATTGGAGATGTAACAATTTCAGGTTCTCTTTTCGTAAGTGGAACAACGGAGTTAGGTGGTGATATGTTACCAAAAATCGGTGTAGGTGTAAGATTAGGTTCGTTAGAACGACCTTTTAAAGAATTATTTCTACAATCTGGTTCAATTCATATAGAATCTCAACAAAGTGGAGAACTAACTGTTGATATCGTAAACAACCTCGGAAACTTGGACATATCTTCGGGTGGTATGAGATTAGTAGAACCTGGAAACTCATTCATTGCAGAAACTGGTTCATTCCAATACATTTCAGGTAGTATGACCCAAGTTGGTGATTATATCCAATATGGTGATAAAATCATAGAAGGGAATTTGAGAGTTACTGGTTCAGTAGATATTACTGGTGATTATACCCTAAATGGAAATTCATTTTCATCATCACTATTCCAAAGTTCATCTATATCTGGTTCGGTAATAGAGTTTACCAAAGGTGATAACACTACACAACAAGTCCAAATACCAAAAGGTTTAGGATATAGTGGATTGGGTTGGGCAAGATACGATGATACAACCTACACAACATCTTCTGGATTCTTAATAGGTGATGGTCAAACGATAGTGATACCTTGTAATGGTTCTGGTTCTATTGAAACTCACATGCATTCATCCGTTCCATTCTTCAATCCAAACGAACAAAAAATACAAGCTGAGAACGATGGTGATGTATATACCATTACTATTGATTTTAGTATGAAAGCAGCAGTCAATCCCAGTTTTGAGAACTACGCTAGATTAAGTATGAATAATACTGTTGGAACTCCATATACGAGAGTTGGTAGAGATTTATTCTTTTCCAAAAATGATACTGAGTGGCATAAGTTCCATGAAATATTTCAATATTATTCTGATTCCGATTTTGTATTAAATGGGAATGAGTTTAATATTACTCCATTTGGAGTGGGGGTACAAATAGCAGATGTGATTATCTTCATCCAAAGAACTCAAAACCATTCTCAACACTAAAACACCTATTCTTCTTTTTCTTTATATTTATAGATAAGATATTAAAGAGAGGAATAATAAATGGCAGTAGAATACATATACCCTGGCTCATCATCGTTCTCAGTAGGAGATACTCCATTTGGCACATTTGATAGTGATACAGTTTTTCAAACTGATGCACCTAAAATTGCCAATTGGTGTGCAAAAAGATTGGGATATCCAATACAAAATGTTGAATTAGTTGATGAAAGTTTTTACTCATGCTTTGAGGAAGCAACTGCGGAATATGCGGCACAAGTAAACCAATTTAATATCAGAAATAACCTCGATGTACTTAAAGGTGTACCAACGGGTGAAAATTATTCACAAAAATTAGTAGAGGGTTCTTTCTTACCAACATTGATTGGTATTTCTGATGCCTATGGTACTTTAGTTGGTGTGGGTGGTAATACTGATATAAAAACCGATTACATTGAAGTTGTAGCTGGTCAGCAAACATATGATTTAGAACTATTCGCTAGTTCTTCTGAAAATGGTAATAGAATTGATGTAGTTAAGGTATTCCATGAAGCAACTCCAGCAATCAATAGATTCTTTGACCCTTATTCGGTAAGTGGGCAAGGTACTCTTAATTTGATTGATGAGTTTGGATTCGGTTCATTCTCACCAGCCGCACAATTTATCTTAATGCCTGTTTATGAAGATATACTTAGAATTCAGGCAATTGAATTTAATGATGAAATTCGTAAATCAGCACACTCATTTAACATTACAAATAATAAATTACAAATATTCCCAATACCAACTACAAATGGTAGAATGTTTTTTGAATATTTTGTAAGAAATGAATTTGTTGAGAATTCAACAACTATAAAACCTGATGTAATTTCAGATTACTCAAACGTTGGATATGATTTTATCCCATATCAATACATAAATGATGTTGGTAAACAATGGATTAGAAAATATACACTTGCTCTTACAAAAGAACTATTAGGAGCAATCAGAGAAAAATATAGTTCAGTTCCAATTCCAGGTTCTGAAATATCTTTAGATGGCGCAGCTTTACGAGCTGAGGCCCAAACTGAAAAGGATAATTTGATTGAACAACTAAGAGAAAACTTAGAAGAGTTGAGTAGAAAGACTCAATTTGAAATTAGAAACAATGAATCTAACTATCAACAAGAGATGTTGAGAAAAGTTCCATTATCGATTTATACCGGATAATAAGATATGCCAAGATTTGCATTAGATAGAGATATAAGATTCTTTGAAGGAATCTCAAGGGAGTTAGTGGATGCGGTTATTGAAACAACTGTTGTTCTATTTAAACTTGCCATTGAAGATATATCAACAAACCTGTATGGGGAATCCCTAAATAAAACATATTATCAAGGAACTGAATGTTCTGCCGTAATTGATAGAGATGATAGTAGTGTATCATATGAAGGATTCGGTTCGGATTCAGGTCAGAATGTAGAATTCAGATTTAATCGCTTTACGTTGAAGGATAAGAACTTCTATCCAGAGATTGGTGATATTATAATGCATAATGATGCATATTTTGAAATCGATAATGTGAGAGAGGACCAATTAGTTGGTGGACAAAGTTCTGAGAAATTCTCAATTGTATGTTCAACATTTATGACTAGAAGAAGTTCTATTCAAACTGAAATGAGAGTTATCTAATGAATAAGCGAGAAACAAATAGAGCAAATCAAATAAGTATCAGTAAGGAGTTCACTAAGGGTGTTCAGCTTATTGATATAGATACAACTATTGCCGAATATATGGTTGATTCTATTATTCCAACAGTGGAGGAGAACGGAAATCAAGTTAAAATTCCTCTTTTATATGGTAACGCTGAACGTTGGAATAATGCACGAACAAACGGATATCTAAGAGATAGTAGAGGTAGGATTCAATTACCATTGGTAATGTTTAAACGAAACTCCATTGATAGGCAAGATGGAATGGCTCAGTTTAAAGATGTAAATACATTACCTGCTTACAAAAAATATTCTAAACATAATAGATACGAACGATTTACTTTACAAACTGGTGCAAGTAGAGCAACTGAACAATATGAGGTATCGGTTCCAGATTATGTAACTGTAACATATGAGGTAATGATTTGGACATCATTTACCGAACATATGAATACTATTGTAGAACAATTCCAATATGCTACTGATAGGTATTGGGGTACTGAAAATGGATATAAGTTTAGAACTCGTATTGATTCATTTGATAATCAGCAAGAAGTTGGTGAAGGTTCGGAACGAATAATTAGAACATCATTCACAATGGTGACTAACGCTTATTTATTACCTGAAACTTATGATGATAAACCAACTGTTAAGAAATCATTTACACCAAAGAAAGTGATGTGGGGTGTTGAGACTGATTTAACAGGTACATCATTTACAAATCCTAACATATACAATGAATATCAATCGGTAATTGATTTTGTGGCAATACGAAGTTCTCAAAGAGCTGAATTTACAAATGCCACAACTGTTACATTGACAAATGTTAGATTACCAATTTTACCTGTTGAGCTGATTGGTTCATTTGATACGTTAAATTGGTTTAGGGTATATGTTAATTCAGAATTCAGACCCGCATCAAATTACACATATTCTTTTAATGGTACCGATGATGAAATTATATTTACATTCAACTCTGAATTAGGATTTGATTTAGATGAAAATGATGAAGTTGATATTGTTGGAAAATACGAGCAATTATGAACATAAAGACTCTTAAAAATATAATGAAAGAGGTTAATCAACCCAATGAGTTTACAATGGAAATTGTAAATCTAACACATGAATTGTATTGGATTTATAAAGCTAATAATTGTAGATTAAAAACTTTAGATAGTAGATTAGAATCTAAGAGAAATTCTGATAGTAGATTTGATGTATTTGTAAATGGTGGATTTATAGCACCAAGAGATTATAAATTTAAGCAAGTTGGAAATGATTTTCATATAAAATTTATTAGAGAAAACTTCCCAGCAATTATTGAAAATCCAAATGACCCAAATTATGGACAACCATGGTCATTCGAAATTGGTGATGTGGTAATAATTGAGGGTGATTTAGAAAATATATCATAATGGCAAGAAAAAAACCAAACATAGATTTAGGTAATATCACTAAACGAAGAGATAGGCAATTCTTCAAAAACTTTGTATTAGAAGTTATTGAAGATACTTTTATTTTTGAGGTAACTCCTACATCTATATCACTTGATGGTGATACCGAAACATTATTTACTTTGGTATTGGATGGGTATCGATTTGTGTATGAAGATTTAGTAGTTTCAGATTCAAAAGATTACTTAGATGTATATTTATATGGAGTGAAGCAAAGTGAAAATTATGATGTAACATTTGATGATACTTCAATTACAATAACTTTTACTGAAAGTATAACAAGAGTTCCAGCTGATGTGGTTGAGACTGATTTTGAAATTAAAGGTAAAATTACACAAATAGTATAATGGCTAGATTAATACCACAAAAACAGATTGAAGAAGTTAATATTTTTAAGGATAGTATATCTGTTAATAATTCTGTCTTTATATCTGGTTCACTCTTAGTATCTCAAAGTATAGATATTGGTAGTGATTTAACAACACCTCAACGAGTAACTGGTTCGGTTGAAATTACTGGTTCATTAACAATTGATGGGCCATTGGCATTTGCAAATGCTGCAAATAGATTAGATGCAACCGCATCATTTGCTGATGAGTCTGTGGATTCGCAGAGATTTGGTGGGATACTAGCAAAAGAATTTGGGGAAAGTGATGCAACTCTTTATGTATCATCTACTAATGGTAGTGATGATAATGATGGTAGAACACCACAATTTCCACTAAGAACAATTAAAAAAGCAGCTAAGATTGCAACCGATGGTGATGATGGTAGATATGGTTTACCAACTGGTTCACTATTTACTGGTTTTGCTATTAAGGTTGATACTGGTACATATTTAGAAGATAATCCAATTGAACTTCCAAAGAACACAACTGTGTGGGGAAGTGGTTTGAGGGTAACTAAAGTACTTGCTAAAAACGAAAATGAAGATTTATTTTGGGTAAATAGTGGTAACTACTTATCTGAAATGACATTTGGTAATCTTAGAGTATTCCCATCGGTTGATGTATCTGAAAAGGGATTCGCTGTGGCATTCGCACCAAACGCATTTATCACAACATCACCATACGTTCAGAACTGTTCGATGATTTCTAATCAAGAGAACTCATTCTTAGAAAAGTATGAGGAGATTCCTGCTGGGGGTGGTGGTTTGAATGTGGATGGTAATAGAATACACCCCGATTCACCACTTGCTTCAATGGTATTGGATGCATATACACAAATCGCACCAAATGGTGTAGGTTGTCAAGTTGTTGGTAGGGGGTTCATTCAGTTGGTATCTTTCTTCACCAACTTCTCAGCATATTCGGTAAAGGTAATCGATGGTGGTCAAGCGGTACTACTTAACTCAAACACTTCGTTCGGTGATTATGGTATGTATGCGTCTGGTTCACGTTTTATCACTGGTAGTGGTGGTAATGCTGATGCATTTTTTAACGTACAAGATAACTACTCAATTATTGTTGATACCATTAAGAATGGGTTATCATCTATACCTGATTTAGTTCCAAATACATTTGAGGGTAGGAGAATTACCGACCCAAATGAGGTACCACAATATTTCATCTCAGAAGATTCTACAATAGATGTGGCTGAAAGGGTTAAATCTGATTTTAGACTTGTGAGTTCAATTGTGGAGGATGGTATAACTAATGTACCTAAATTACTTGCTAAAAGTGGTAAGGGTGGATACGGACCAACTTCTTTATATAATGTAAGTGGTGATACTCAATATACAAATGTAGCAACTGCATCATCTGATGATATTGAATTTATTGATACTAATTTTGATATCACATTAGATATCATTGATAGAGGTAACGCTGCAACGGCATCTTATGTTCAGATAGATAATGTTTCTTCTTCTATTAAGGTAAGTGATATTGAACAATATTCAACATTTGCAGTTCAATCCGATACATCTCAGAGAATAGTTGATAGATTTGATACGGTAATTAGTATTATAGAAAATGGATTAACATTTTCACCTGATATTGATAGTAACGCATCTGCAAGTTATAAACTTACGGAAACTCCTATATATGAAACTGATGTAACTTCATCATTGGAAACGATTGAATATGTAAGTTCATCGTTATCAATTGTATATGATATTTTGGCAAACGGAACTGGTTCACTACCAACTACTATTTTAAGTAGCTCGGTTGAAAATCCATCTGTTGATATTCAAAACGCATATACATTATTAATTGAAAATATACCATTCATACAAGATGAAACTATTGCATATTTAAGTTCTTCTTGGAGTGACCATTCATATAATCAAGAAACCTGTAAAAGGGATGTTGGATTTATAATCTCATCTTCAGCACATGATTTATTATTTGGTGGAAATGAGGAATCAATTCGTAGTGGTGTTTACTACTATCAATTCCCATCAAACGCAACAACAACTGAAAAAGACCCAACATTAACCGGCGTAAAGTATGCTAGTGAGTTGGCAATCAATATATTAGGTGGTAAGGTGTTTACGGAACCCTCTGTTGAGTTAGATAATGCATATGATATCATCTATCAAAACAAAGATTTTGTTAAAGCAGAGACTATCGCATACATTTCTTCATCTTGGAGTGAGTTTGAATATAACGAAGCAAGTTGTAGTAGGGATGTTGGTTATATCTTAGATGCGGTAGCAACCGATATTCATTATGGTGGTAACGAACGAAGTGTAACCGCTGGTGAGTTTTATTACAAATATCCATCATTGGCAACTGTTGATAATAGAACTGTTGGTCAGTTACAACAAACTTTGGATGGTGTAAAATACGCAAAACGTATTACCGAAAAGTTAGCTAACAATGATACATTTGTAACAGCATCAGCATCCGTACTTAATGCGGTTAATCTTATAAAAGAAAATCGTTCACTAATACAAAGTGAAACAATAACATATATTGATACTCAGTATCCAAACTTCTCTTATGATAGAGTTAAATGTAGAAGAGATGTTGGTTATATAATTGATAACGTATTAACTGATTTACTTTATGGTGGAAACGAAAGAAGTGAATTAGCTGGATTATATTATTTCTTATATCCATCGATTGCTAATACAACTCAATTAGAGGAAACCTTAGAAGCAATTAGATATACTAAGGAATTCACAAAAGCAGTAGCTCAATCTATTGTATTGGAAACTCCACAAGTAATATTGAATGTTGATGGTAATATTAGAGTAACAAGCTTTACACCAACAACTGGTTCAATTGATGCAACTGATTCGGAGGTAACTATTGTTTCTCAATCATTTGGTTTAATTGAGGATATTATTAGATATGGTACTGATTCGGTATTGAGTTCTATTGCTGGTAATTCTGAGGATTATATTTGGAATTTGGAAAATCCACTAAACGTTAGTGGAATTACCCAAATCACCTCATCCATTGTAGCAACTGGTGAAACTACAAATGTGGTAACATCTAGCTTTGATACTGTAATAAAAATTATTCAAAGTGGTAGTTCGATTACAACTGAAGAAACGATTGGAACTGATTCAAAGGGTAATCCAATATCAACAGTTGGTATTCCTAAAAATTCATATGGTGATAATTTAGTAACAACCACAATTGGTACTACAATTCCATCTGATATAACTTTAGTAAAGAATACTGAAGCAGGTATTTTGTTTGGAGATGGTGTACAAATAACATCATCAATTTCAGTAGATTCTTCAAATATATCTAAAGTATCATCATCATTCTCAATAGTATCTGATATAATAAAATATGGTATTAGTGGTAGTTTGAGTATAGTTGGTTCATCCGATACATCTACTTACTTTGAGGTGGTAACATTAGAAGATGGTAGTTTTAATATAAACAAAACACAACTTCAAAAATTCGATGATGTTGATGGTAGAATATTGGGTGAAAATACTGGTTCATTTGATGATAGTGTTAAAGACCCGACTCTTACTTTAAAGAGAGGTGATTTATACACATTCTCAATAAACTCATTAAATAATATAAATGCAATCCCTACCGAAACTGAACCATTCTTCATAACAACTCAACGAAGTATTGATTCAAAATATAGATATAATAGTGGGGTAACTAACAATGGTACTACATTTGGAACTATTACATTTATTGTACCATTTGATGCACCTGATACCCTATTTTATGTAAATGGTAATGATATAAATGCAGGTGGTGTAATTAACATCGTAGATGAGTTACCACTATCGGATACTCAGAGATACGTTAATGTTCCATCATTGGGTTCGTTTGAGGTTATTACAAATAATGTTGATAATATTAAGGTAACCGACCTTTCACAATATTCATCTGAAGTAACTGCATCGATTAGTGAATCATTTGATATAAGTTCATCATTCTCAAATGTGATTGATATCTTATCGAATGGTGTTGGTGTTATACCAACAATTTCTAAAAACGCAAGTGGTAATATTAAAAAAACATCACTTACTCAATATACATCATCGGTTGATTCTACTGATGGTATAATTAATACAATCACATCATCATTTAATAATGTGATGAATGTGATACAAAATGGAACGGGTTCAATTCCAACGTTAATTGAAAACACAACTGATTTAATCAAAGTAAGTTCAGTAACACAAATTACTTCTTCGTTAAGTGGTAGTAATACTGAAGTTGTTAACGTAAGTTCATCATTTGCTATCGTATTAGATATATTAGGAAAGGGTATAGATTCATTACCCATCGAAGTTTCAAATACAAATTCAAATATTAAATTCTATTCAGCTGAACAATTTACTGGTTCATTGAGTGGTAGTTTAGAAGATATAAGTTTTGTATCTTCATCAATTTCAATTGTAAGTTCTATAATATCATATGGTAGTGGTTCATATTTAACCGCAAGTAATTATGGTGCGATTTCAACGAATCCATCTACTATTGCAGCGTATGAAATTATAAAAGAAAATATACCATTTATTCAAAATGAAACAATAGCTTATCTATCTTCATCTTGGAGTACTGCTTCATACAATGAAGCTAGTTGTAGTAGGGATGTTGGTTTAATAGTAAGTGGGGCAGCTGAAGATTTATTATATGGTGTTTATTCATCATCTATTGTAAATGGTAAATTCTATTTAGAATATCCATCTGAGGCAGAAACTTCACAACTAAATCAAACTTTGGATGGTATTGAATATGCTAGTAAATTAACTCAGAACTTAATCCAAAACATTGAGTTTGTAACTGCATCAACTGAAGTATCAGCATCATATAATTTAATAAGAAATAATAGAGAATTCATAAAAGAGGAAACTATTTCTTACTTATCTTCTTCTTGGAGTACATTTGATTATAACGAAGTTACTTGTAAGAGAGATGTTGGTCATATTATAGATGCCGTATCAACGGATTTACTATATGGTGGAAATGAAAGAAGTTTAAACGCTGGTGTATTCTATTATCAATACCCATCTGAAGCTACAAGCTCACAATTAGACCAAACAAAGGATGGTATCAATTATGCACGAAGATTGGTTGAAAACATTGTAGTTGGTAATCAATTTGCGGCAGCACCATTTAGTAGAACAAATGGATATGATTTATTATTTAATAATAAAGAATTTATACAAAATGAAGTAACTGAATACATTTCATCTTCTTGGAGTGAGTTCGAATATAATGATGTAACTTGTAGAAGGGATGTTGGTTATATTATAGATGCTGTGGCAACTGATTTACTTTATGGTGGAAACGAACGTAGTAATAAAGCCGGTGAGTTCTATTATCTATATCCATCAACAGCAACAACATCACAATTAGACCCAACGATAGATGGAGTTGGATATGCTAAAAATCTTTCAATTGAGTTATTACAAAATAATGTATTTGTAACGGCTTCTCAACAAACGATTGAAGTATCTAATCTAATTTCTGAAAATAGAAGTTTAGTACAAAATGAAGTAATTGCATATATTTCTTCTTCTTGGTCAAATTTTGAATACAATGAAGCAAGTTGTAGTAGAGATGTAGGATACATCTTAGATGCAGTTACAACTGATTTCTACTATGGTGGAAATGAAAGAAGTAGTAAGGCCGGTGAGTTCTATTATCTATACCCATCTTCAGCAACTGTAAGTGGTAGTGAATCTCCAAACGTAGATGCACAATTATACCCAACTGTTGATGGTGTTAAGTACGCTCAAAGATTGACAAACAAATTAATAAACAATGTAACCTTAGTAACTGCTTCAATTGAAAGACAGACTGTTCATAGTTTAATGGTTGATAATAGGGAGTTAATTCAAAGTGAAGTAATCTCATTTATGAGTTCTTCTTGGAGTAACTTCCAATACGATGATATTAAGTGTAGAAGAGATGTTGGTTATATCGTAGATGCGGTAGCAACTGATGTTTTATATGGTGGTAACGAAAGAAGTGTTACCGCTGGTGAGTTCTATTACCTATTCCCATCTGAGGCAACAACGATACAATCAGACCAAACAATAACTGGTATTACACATGCCGCTGGATTGGCTGATAAGATTATTCAAAGCACATTGTTGGTAAACGCAGATTCGGAAACGATATCCGCATATAATTCAATGTTGGATAATAAGGAGTTGATACAAAATAACGTAACTGAATTTATAGACCAATTATATCCATACTTTACTTATGATAGAGTTAAGTGTAGAAGAGATGTTGGATATATAATTGATGCTGTTGCAACTGATTTACTATGGGGTGGTAATGAAAGAAGTATTGTAGCTGGGGATTACTATTATAGATATCCATCTAAAACAACTTCATTAGAGTTGACTGAAACTACAATGGCTATTGAATACGCCAAATTAATTGTAAACAAACTAATTACGAATGTTGAATTAGTAGTTCCATCAATTTCATTGAATGCTAATAATAATATTAGATTTAACGATACTGAACAATATAGTGGTTCACTTGCAATTAGTGGAAGTAGTTTAACTGATATAAGTTCATCATTCTCAGTTGTAGTTGATACGATTCAGAATGGACTGGTATCATTACCAACTGAATTCAAAAATATTGAATCTCTAACAAAAGTAACTGATGCAACCCAAGTAACGGAATCTGTATCGGCAAACGAACAACTTGTAAGTTCATCATACGCTGTTGTATTGGATATTTTACAAAATGGTGTTGAAGTAATACCTACATTGGTTGAAAATACAAATGGAAATATTAAGGCAACATCTACAACCCAAATCACATCAGCATCTGCTGCTGGAGCAACTGAAATTACCAAAGTAAGTTCTTCATTCGCATTGGTTGAAAGAATTGTTGAGGGTGGTGTTGATGAATTAGAAACGATTGTTTACAACACCGCTGGAAATATTAAAGTTGGAAATGTTTCTCAATACATAGGAGGTGTAGGTGGTAACTCATCTGATGTAACTGCAATATCCGAATCAATATCGATTGTAACTGATATTATTCAGAATGGAACTGGTTCATTACCAACTATAATCGAATACACAACTCCATCGACTGATGTTAACACATTAGCTGCATACGAAATATTAAAACAAAATATTGGATTTATCCAATCCGAAACTATTGCTTACTTATCTTCATCTTGGTCAACAGCTTCATACAACGAAGCAAGTTGTAGTAGAGATGTTTCATTGATTGTAAGTGGAGCAGCTGAAGATTTAATTTGGAATAGTAATTCAGCATCCATAATGAATGGATACTATTACTACTTATTCCCATCGCAAGCTCAAGGTGCACAATTGAATCAAACTTTGGATGGAGTATTCTACGCAAGTAGATTGGCACAAAAACTTATCCAAAATGTTGTATTCGAATCTCCATCAACTGCAAGAATTGCAGCATTTGACTTATTAAGAGACAATACTGAACTTATCCAAAATGAAACAATAGCATACCTATCTTCATCTTGGAGTGGGCATTCTTACAACGAAACAACTTGTAAGAGAGATGTTGGATACATCATCGATGCAGTAAGAACCGATATCCTCTATGGTGGTAATGAAAGAACTAATAAGGCGGGTGAATACTATTATTTGTATCCATCAAACGCAACTGGTTCTGAACTAATCCAAACTTTAGATGGTATCAATTATGCTGGTAGATTGGTACAAAAAGTGGTTCAAAATACAACCCTTTCTAATCCATCAACATCAGTTGTAAATTCTTACAATTCAATCTTAGATGATAAATCAACTATCCAATCTAAAGTGATTGCATACTTATCATCATCTTTCCCAACTCACCAATACAATGAGAGTAAGTGTAGTAGAGATGTTGGATATATCATTGATGCAGTTGCAACCGATTTATTCTATGGGGGTAACGAAAGAAGTATTGAAGCGGGTAGATTCTATTACCTATATCCATCTCAGGCAACCGGATATCAAATTGAAGAAACTGTAGCTGGAATTGAATACGCTCAAAGATTGACAGAGGTTTCATCTAAGAATAAAGGAACTCAAATTGGAATTGTATCTGCTAGTATTGATTTAATCAATGATGTAATCAGATTAGGTTCTGATAACATTCCATTCGCAATCGCTAAAAACTTCCAAACATCCGAATTAGATACTCCTCAAAATCTAACAACTGGTAGATATGTTACTGCTAGTGGAGATTATGAAGTTGGAAACGAATTAGCAATCGTAAGTTCTTCATTCTTACAAATAAATGATATTATCGAAAACGGAATAGATATCCTACCAACGTTGGTATTGAATACTGAAAATACAATCAAAGTAACTAACCTAACTCAGTTTACATCTTCACTTAGTGGAACATCAGCTGAAATTACAAAGGTAAGTGGTAGTGTTGCTATTGTTGAAAACATTGTTCAAAATGGGTTATCCGTATTACCAACAATTGTTGAAAACAATACAAACATAAATAACCTAATCAAAGTAGGTTCAGTTGAACAATACGTTTCAGCAAGTGGAGCTGATAAGATTCAATCTAAGATTGTATCATCTTCATTTGGATTAGTTATAGATGGTTTAACAAACGGAACTGGTTCATTACCAACTATCATAGAATATACTGAAAGAGTTGATGCACCTAAGACTGTATTGGCTTACAATTTGATAAAAGAAAACATCGAATTTATCAAAGAAGAAACTATTCAATTTATGAGTTCTTCTTGGAGTAATTTTGTGTACAATGAGGCAAGTTGTAGTAGAGATGTTGGTTTAATAGTAAGTGGGGCAGCTGAAGATTTAATTAATAACTCAAATTCTGCATCAATTGTAAATACCAAATTCTACTTTGAGTATCCATCGGATGCAACTGGTTCACAATTAGACCAGACTGTAACCGCTATTAGATACGCAAGTAATTTGGTACAAAATATTGTAAGAAACTACGAATATGTAACGGCATCTGCTGAAGTATCTTCTTCATACAATTTATTAGTTGAAAATAAAGAATTTATTGTATCCGAATCTATTCAATTTGTATCATCTTCTTGGAGTGATTTTGATTACAATCAAAACACTTGTGGTAGAGATGTAAGATACATAGTAGATGCGGTAGCAACTGACCTTCTTTACGGAGGAAACGAACGAAGTGTAACTGCTGGTAGATATTACTATGAGTACCCATCTTCGGCTATCGTAGGTGGAGTTCCATCAGCAACTCAACAAAAAGACCCAACCGTAACTGCAATCAATTATGTAAGTGGTTTGGTAACTAAATTAGTTGGTGGTTCGGTATTTGTAACATCATCAAATGAAGTTGAATATGTTTACGATGCACTTAGATTGAATAGAGAGTTTATCCAAAACGAAACTATTGCATTCGTAAACGCAAAATATCCAAACCTACAATACAACGAAGCTAGTTGTAAGAGAGATACTGGATTTATAGTAGATGCAGTGGCAACTGATTTAAGATGGGGTGGTAACCAAAGAAGTTTAACTGCTGGTGAGTTCTATTATAGATTCCCATCACAGGCAACCAACGTTCAGTTGGGTGAAACTACTGATGCAGTTACTTACGCATCTGATTTGGTGAAAGAAATTGTATTAAAGAATACATTATCTATTCCAACTCTAACTGAAAACTCAGCAAACAACATCAAAGTAACATCAGCAACTCAAACATTGGGAGTTGGTACATCGGATGAATATACATTAAACGCTGTAAGTTCTTCATTTGGTATAGTAATGGATATTGTACTTAATGGAATTGGTTCTTTACCAACTATTTCTGAATATACTCAATCTTTAAATGATACTGAGGTTTCTGAAGCATATTCATTATTAAAATCTAACATTCCATTTATACAATCTGAAGTAATTGCATATATTTCTTCTTCTTGGAGTGGATTTGCATACAACGAAGCAAGTTGTAGTAGAGATGTTGGTTTAATAGTAAGTGGGGCAGCTGAAGATTTACTATTCGGTTCAGTATCAGCATCAGTAACTAATGGTGAATTTTACTACCTATATCCATCAGATGCAACTGGTTCTCAGTTGAATCAAACTTTGGATGGAATTAGATACGCTAGTAGATTGGCTAACAACATTATACAAAGTGTAACATATGTAACTTCTTCAATAGAGAACGTTACATCTTATAACTTATTAAGAGATAACAAAGAGTTCATTCAATCAGAATCAATCGCTTACATATCTTCTTCTTGGAGTACATTTGGATACAATGAGGAAACTTGTAAGAGAGATGTTGGTTATATCGTAGATGCTATCGCAACCGATATCCTTTATGGTGGAAATGAAAGAAGTGTAACCGCTGGTGATTTCTATTATAGATATCCATCGAACGCTACAACATCTGAATTGGAACCAACTACAACTGGTATAGAATATGCTGGTGATTTGGCAGAAAAGATAATTGTGAATGAAGTATTCGTATCACCATCGGTTGAAAGAATTGCTGGTAACGAAACTTTACTAAACAATAGATTATTCATTCAAAATGAAGTTATATCATATATTTCATCATCTTGGAGTAATTTTGAATACAATGAAGCAAGTTGTAGTAGAGATACTGGGTATATTGTAGATGCAGTAGCAACTGATTTACTTTATGGTGGAAATGAAAGAAGTAGAACCGCTGGTGAATTCTATTACAAATTCCCATCATCTGCAACTGTTGCTGGAAGCGAATCACCTAATGTGAACGCACAATTGTATCCTACTATTGATGGTATTAGATACGCTAATGGTATTTCACAAAAGTTAGTTCAGAACATCGAATTTGTAACTTCATCAAACGAAGTATCATCTTCTTGGAATTTATTAAGAGATAATAAAGAGTTTATCCAAAATGAGGTAATCGCTTATGTATCTTCGTCTTGGAGTGGTGTATTCTACAATGAGGATAAATGTAAAAGAGATGTTGGTTACTTAATTGATGCAGCCGCAACCGATATGTATTATGGTGGTAATGAAAGAAGTGTAACGGCTGGTTCGTTCTACTACTTATTCCCATCTTCGGCAACTGAAAAGGGTGTTCCTTCAACAACGGCTCAATTAGACCCAACTGTTGATGGTATTAGATACGCTGGTAAGTTATCAACTAAAGTAATTAAAAACGAACCATTTGTACAACCATCTGCATCCGTATTAGTAGGTGCTGATTTGTTGGTTGGTAATAAAGAACTTATTCAAAAAGAAACAATCGCATTCCTAAGTTCATCTTGGAGTGAATTTGAATATAATGAAGCGAGTTGTAGTAGAGATTTAGGATACATCATAGATGCCGTTAGAACCGATTTGGTTTATGGTGGAAATGAGAGAAGTGTACAAGCGGGAACATTCTACTACTATATTCCTTCAGTAGCAACAACGGAACAAAAACCACAAACAACTGATGGTATTGATTTCGCTAAAGGTTTATCTGAAAAGGTAATTCTTAAAGAACAATTAGTTAGAGCACCATTCCAAACGAGAGAATCAGTTGATTATTTGATAGCTAGTAAAAAAGAATTACAATCAATTGCAATTTCTTACACTAATGGGGCATTTCCAGGGTTTGAATATAACGAAGAAAAATGTTATAGAGATACTGGATTTATTGTAGATGCAATTGCAACTGATTTATACTATGGTGGTAATGAAAGAAGTATCGCAGCTGCAGAATCATATTACACTGGTGTGTATGGTTCAGCTGCAGAGGTAATTACCAATCAACAATACGAAACTGCTGATGTTAATAGATATTTAAGAACCCAATTCCAAAGAATTGTGAGAAACTCACCATTGGAAGAATTTGGTTCATTAATTATTACAACTGGACATGATTTCTCATACGCTGGTTCTGGTGTAACTTATAAAGCATTACCTCCTAATCAGGGTGGTGCTGGTATACCTGACCCTGATAAAGAAATTACGGAAATTGCGGGTGGTAGAGTGTTCTTTACTTCAGGTAACGAACTTGGTGACTTTAGAATTGGTACGGGACTTGTGATTAATCAGGCAACTGGTACGTTGCAGGGTAGAACATTCTCTCGTTCATTATTCTCATTAGTTACACCATTCTCTCTCGCATTGGAAGGGTAATAATTAAAAAGGTAATATTTATATAGGAAAAAGACAATAAAATGGCAGATGTATTTGTACCGCTAAATGCGTTTAAATCGGTAGTAACAACTCTGACAGGTGAAGATGATATCGTATATTCAACTCCTACGGGAGTTTCCACGATTGTTCTATCAGCTCAGATTACTAACAATAGTAATTCGCAAACAGAGGAAGTAACTATAAAATTAGATTCAAATAGAGAAATACCAGAACCACAATTACAAAATGTGGTAAATACTGGTAGTTTTTATAGTGCTTCGGCATTATTGGAAATTAATAGAACTTATATTGAAAAAGAAGCCGCAGCATACGTTGGATTTCAAAACAATTTACAAGATATTCCATTCTCATTTACATCTTCAATATTTGAAGAAAGAATAAATACCGCATTTGATGGTATTTTATATGATATAGAGAATGGTGGTACATTACGAACTAAAAAAGCTGCATTATCATTCTATGATAAAAATGGTGTAAGTTTAATTACTGATGAGGCTCAATTAACATCATCATATGATGCTATCACATATGCAAATATACTTTCACAACAAATTTTACTAAATCAATCAGTTACTGGTTCTGGTGATGTTGAGAGATTATATCAAACAACATTTACTCAATCATATGATACAAATATAGTTATTGAAAGTGGGTCTGCTACATTAGTTTCCGATTTACTTACAATTATCGCAGATACAATATACGACCCGGTAACACAACCACAAGAACAAATTGAGTTTATTAGTAATTACCCAATACCAAGAGGTGATTCACTATCTCCAGTTGTTGCTGGTAAATTGGTTTTAGAGCAAGATTTTGCATTAGTATTTTCGGGTTCGCAGGATTTAAAAGTTGTACTTTCTATTTTGGAAAGTGCTAATGAGTAATATTTAAGTTGAAGAATAATAGATGAGTCAATTATTAAGCGGTAAGGTAAGGGTAGTTCGTCCGCAGGATGTATCCGATGATAGGTATGAGTACTTATCATTACAGGAAGCAGAACCCAATTTAGGGGTTCCACTAAGTGGTAGCATCCAAAGTGGTTCTGTTGCACTTATTGCATCTGATATTGATGGAAATCGTTTATTTATCACAAAAATACAATTAGAGGAATTTAGTGGTTCATTCTCAGGCTCATTTGCCGGAGATGGTTCTCAATTAAATAATCTACCATTCTCAAGCCAATTAATAAGTGGTTCTGCATCCGCATCGATTGCACCAAATACTGGATTCTTAGTAAATGTATCATCATCATTTGATGGTGATATGGATATCAATGGTGATGTTAGAGTTACTGGTGATTTATTTGTAGATAATAGAATAGTAGCTAGAGAAATTTTAGTTGAGATAGTATCTTCATCTATTATATTCTCATCTGGTTCGAATCGATTTGGTAATACAACTGGTGATTTGCAAGAATTTACTGGTTCGGTTGGTATAACTGGTTCATTAGATGTTGAGGGTAGTACAACCATATCAAACGATTTAGTAGTTAGTGGTAGTGGTACCATTAGTGGTTCCCTATCGATAGGTAATGAGTTGGTTATTAGTGGTAGTGGTGATATTAGTGGCTCACTTAAAGTTGGTGGTGATATATCAACCAATAATGTAACTGCCTCATATGTATCTTCTTCATTTTTCGAAGGAGATGGTAGTAGATTATTCAATCTACCTGCCGCTGCTGAATCAACTAGGATAGTTGATGGTAATGTAACCGCATCGGTTGATAATAATGATGGATTCATTGTAATATCAGTAGATAGTGGTTCACAATTTACAGGTTCATTATTTGTAAGTGGAAATATTGAAATCAATAGTGGTTCATCCTTTAGTGGTAGTGGTGCCAACTTATTTGATATTCCAAAAGCAGCATTAACCCCTGATGCATTATTATCATCATTTATTGTAAGTGGTTCAGTAACTGCATCGGTTGACCCTAATTTCGGATTTAGATTAGAGGGTACCGATAGAGCTGAATTCAGTTCATCATTATTTGTAAGTGGTGGTGTTAGTATAAAAAGTGGCTCATCTTTTAGTGGTAGTGGTGAAAATCTATTCAATATTCCAAGAGCAGCATTAACACCGGATGCACTTCTTTCAAATTTAATTGTTAGTGGTGCTGTAACCGCATCTGTAACACCTGAAGGTGGATTCTTAGTAACTTCTGTTGAAAGTGGTTCAACCTTTAGTGGAAGTATATTCCTAAGTAGTGGTTCGTTCTTCTCTGGTAGTGGTGAAAAACTATTTAATATTCCTCGTTCTGCGCTTACCCAAGATGCTCAATTATCTAACTTAATTGTAAGTGGAGCTGTAACCGCATCCGTAACACCCGATGGGGGATTCTTAGTAACTTCTGTTGAAAGTGGTTCAACTTTTAGTGGTTCGATTTTCTTATCATCTGGTTCTTTCATTAGTGGTAGTGGTGAACAACTATTTAATATACCATTATCCGCACTTGCTGAGGAAGTAGTTGCGGCAACTAAAATTACCGAAGGTGATGTAACCGCATCAGTTTCAAACGAAGATGGATTTGTAGTAACATCAATTGATAGTGGTTCAACCTTCTTTGGGGATATACAACTTCAAACTGGTTCATTTAGTGGTAGTGGTGCTAATTTATTTGATATACCGAGAGCAGCATTAACCCCTGATGCATTATTATCATCATTTATTGTAAGTGGTAGTGTAACAGCGTCTGTAACACCTGATGATGGGTTTGTTGTAACTTCAATTGAAAGTGGTTCAACTTTCTTTGGTGATGTAAAGGTACAAACTGGTTCATTTAGTGGTAGTGGAGCTAATCTATTTGATATACCACGTTCAGCACTTACGCAAGATGCACTTTTATCCAATTTAATTGTAAGTGGGGCAATAACCGCATCTGTAACTCCGGATGATGGATTTGTTGTTACCTCAGTTGAAAGTGGTTCAACTTTCTTTGGGGAAGTTAGAGTAGAAAGTGGTTCTGCTTTTAGTGGTAGTGGTGAGAAATTAAGAGATATACCATTCTCAGCACTTTCTGATGATGCGCAGGCATCTATCACATCGTTAGTATCTGATGAATCAAAAATATTAGTAAGTGGTTCGGTAACTGCATCAGTTGATGCTAATGCTGGATTTATTATAACATCCGTTGCGAGTGGTTCAACTTTCTTTGGAGAAGTTAGAGTACAAAGTGGTTCTGCTTTTAGTGGTAGTGGTGAAAGGTTATTTGATATTCCATTCTCAGCACTTTCCGATGATGCACAAACATCTATCATATCATTGGTATCGGATGAATCGAAGCTATTAGTAAGTGGAAGTGTAACTGCATCCGTTGATGCAAAAAATGGATTTATTGTAACATCAATCGCTAGCGGTTCAACATTCTTTGGGGATGTTGGTGTAGTTAGTGGTTCATCCTTTAGTGGTAGTGGTGCTAAATTAACTGATATACCATTTGCGGCAATATCTGTTTCATCCGAAGATGCATTTGCATCGGTTGTAGCTGGTGATTCAAAACGATTGGTTACTGGTTCAGTTACTGCATCCGTTTCAAAGGAGGATGGGTTCAAAGTAGAATCCATTGCTAGTGGTTCGACCTTCTTTGGTGATGTAAAAGTTCAAACTGGTTCATTTAGTGGTAGTGGTGCACAGTTATTTGATATACCTCGTTCAGCACTTACACAAGATGCACTTTTATCAGCTTTAATAGCTAGTGGTAGTGTAACTGCATCTACCGAAGATAATGTGTTTAAAGTAGTATCGGTTGATAATGGTTCCATATTTAGTGGTTCAATACAAGTTGATAATGCAGTAACCGCATCTGGTTTCAAAGGTAGTGGTAGAGATTTGACTGATGTAGTTGTAACCGAAATGGTTAGCGCATCTGTTGTAGCTGATGTATCACCTGATGCTGGATTTAGAGTAACATCTCAAATAGTTGGTTCACAATTTACTGGTTCAGTAAAAACAACAACTTCTATAACTGCTGGTACATTCGTATCTGCATCTACTTTCAAAGGTAGTGGTGCTGAATTAACTGATATTGTTGTTAATGAAATAGTAAGTGGGGCAGTTACCGCAACTGTTGCACCAAATGAAGGATTTGTTGTAACATCAGCCGAAAGTGGTTCCACATTTGTAGGTAGTGTTGATATAAATGGATTACTTAATGTAGAGGGTAATGTATCCGCATCTATGTTTACTGGTAGTGGTGCCGGTTTATTTGATATACCCCGTTCAGCACTTACCGAAGATGCTCTTTTAACTACTGAAATTGTAAGTGGTTCAGTAACCGCATCCGTTTCACCAAACAAAGGATTTGTTGTAACATCAGCTGATAGTGGTTCTCAATTTACTGGTTCGGTAAGTATGGATACATCGTTGAGTATAACTGATGTAATCGAACTTGGTGAAAATGGTATTATTGCTGAGCCTGGTAAAGTATTTAGTGGTAGTGGTGCTGGATTATTTGATATTCCAGAAGCAGCATTATCATTTGAAATTAGTAAAATAACGTCTGGTTCGATTACCGCATCGGTAACACCTGATGATGGATTTGTTGTAACTTCAATCGAAAGTGGTTCAACTTTCTTTGGTGATGTAAAACTTCAAACAGGTTCATTTAGTGGTAGTGGTGCTAATCTATTTAATATACCAAAATCGGCAATATCTGATTTAGATACATCTTTAATCTTTAGTGGTAGTGTAACTGCATCTACACATCCAGAAAATGGATTTATTGTAACATCAGTTGATAGTGGTTCAACTTTCTTTGGAGAAGTTAGAGTACAAAGTGGCTCATCCTTTAGTGGTAGTGGTGCCAACTTATTCGATATTCCAAAAACCGCACTTACCGAAGATGCACTTCTATCAGCATTTATTGCAAGTGGTAGTGTTACTGCTTCTACATCACCTGTTGATGGATTTGTTGTAACTTCAACTGATATTGGTTCAACTTTCTTTGGAGAAGTTAGAGTAGAAAGTGGTTCTTCATTTAGTGGTAGTGGTGCATTATTATTCGATATACCTGATACAGCGTTATCTGATGAAGCACAATCTGCAATTACCGCATTACAATCTATTGATGCTTCTAAATTAGCAACTGGTAGTGTAACCGCATCTGTTGACCCGATTGATGGTTTTGTTGTAAACTCACAAGTAAGTGGTTCAACTTTCTTTGGGGATATCCAATTGACAAGTGGTTCATTTAGTGGTAGTGGTGCTAAACTATTTGATATACCGAGAACGGCATTAACCCCTGATGCATTAGTTAGTACATTAATTGCGTCTGGTTCGGCAACTGCATCTATTTCACCAAACTTAGGGTTTGTAGTTAATACATCATCATCTATTGAAGGTGATTTGAGTGTTGATAATGATTTATATGTAGGTGGTAAAATAACCGCAACTGAATTAAACGTAACATTTATAAACTCAGAAGTAATTTATTCTTCTGGTTCAAACACATTTGGTGATAAAACATCAGATAGACAAGAATTTACTGGTTCCGTAAACGTAAGTGGTTCACTTAACGTTGATGATGGAATCATTAGTGGTGATGGTAGTGGATTATTTAATATCCCACAATCAGCACTTACAGATGATGCTGTAAGAATCTCAAGCGGTTCAGTAACTGCATCAGTTTCACCTGAATTTGGATTTAGAGTAGAATCATCATTAGAGGGTTCTGAATTTACTGGCTCGGTTTCTATAACTGGTTCGGTTGATGTAACAAACACAATCACATCACAAATTGTAATAGCTGATTCTATTAGTGGTTCATTTAGTGGTAGTGGTAGAGATTTAATAGATATACCATTTTCTCAACTAACCGGTGATGCATTTAGAATCGCAAGTGGTTCTGTAACCGCATCGGTTTCACCTAATAATGGATTCGTTGTAACATCAGTTGATAGTGGTTCTACCTTTAGTGGTTCAGTATCAGTTGATGGTAATGTAACTATACCATCTGGTAGTGGATTCTTTAGTGGTAGTGGTGAGGGGTTATTTAATATTCCACAATCTGCATTTAGTGGGGATTCATTTAGAATAGCAAGTGGTAGTGTAACCGCATCGGTTTCACCTAATTTTGGATTAAAAGTAGAATCAGCTGATAGTGGTTCTCAATTTACAGGTTCATTATTTGTAAGTGGTGGTATAAGTGTTAATAGTGGTTCTACCTTTAGTGGTAGTGGTGCTGAATTATTTGATATACCACTAACCGCACTTTCAATTGAAGCTATTGAAGCTCTAATTTCAACTGAAATAAAGAGTGGTAGTGTAACCGCATCGGTTTCACCTGATAATGGATTCATTGTAACCTCTGTTGATAGTGGTTCTCAATTTACTGGTTCTATTAATGTAACTGGTAGTTTGGTTGTAAGTAATGATATTACCACAACTATATTAAGTGCTAGTATTGTAACTGCGGATGAACTTAGTGGTTCATTCTCCGGTTCATTTGAAGGTGATGGTAGTGGATTAACAAATATCCAATTAGCAAACTTATCTTTAGAAATAAATCAAATCACATCTGGTTCAGTAACTGCATCAGTTGACCCTGATACTGGATTTGTAGTAACTTCAGTTGAAAATGGTTCTACATTTACTGGTTCAATTGATGTAAGTGGTTCAATTACCATAGATGGTATTTACACTGGTGATGGTAGTGGATTGAGAAATATCGATATCGCTAATTTGGCATTCGATACTACTCGTATTTTTACTGGTTCAGTTACCGCATCGGTAGATGCTGGTGGATTCTTCAGAGTAGAAGATTCTAACGGACCAATTAAATCTGAATTTAGTGGTTCGGTATATGTTTCCGAATCTGTAATAGCTAGAGCATTTGTTGGAGATGGTTCTCAGATTACAAACGTACAAGCGGCGGCATCTCCAAAGATAGCAAGTGGTTCGGCAACCGCATCTGTTGAGAGTGGTGAGTTCTTTATTGTAAATACATTTAGTGGTTCTCAATTTACATCTTCGGTTGATATTAGTGGTTCATTATCAGCATCACTATTCCAAGGTGATGGTGGTGGATTATTTAACATTCCACTTGATGCACTTGAGGATTTGGAGTTAAATATAATTAACTCTGGGTCTGGATTCGCAGAAGTTGACCCTGAGAGATTATTAGTTAATGTTCCAATAACCGCATCTCGATACGATGGTGATGGTAGTGGATTATTTAACATCCCAGCTGAATCATTACAAGATTTAAAATTAGATAAAATTGAATCTGGTTCGGCAGTAGCAGTTATTTCTCCTAATAAAGGATTGGAAATAAATGTAGGAGTTAATGTATCCCAATCTCTACAAGTGAGTGGGGGGATATTTGTAACTGGTAGTGATGTTGTTGTAGCTAGTGGTTCATCATTTGTTGGGGATGGTAGTGGATTGAGTAATATCAATATCGCTAACTTAGCATTTGAAACTTCACTTTTAGAGAGTGGTTCGGCATTTGCACAAATTTCACCAAACTTAGGATTACAAATAAACACTTCAGCATCCATTAGTGGGGGGTTGAGTGTAGAAAAAAATATATACTCACCAATTATTAATGGTGGGCAAATTACTGGTTCACTTTATGGTGGATATTATGGTGAAGGTGATGCTGATGATAGAGATATTCTTATCTATGATGAAGCTCGTTCTAAATATGTACCTGTACCTGAAAGTACACCAACTTTAGCAGAACCATTTACAAATGTAACTGAGGTAACAATTGTACACAACTTTGATGTTGAGTACCCAATCGTACAGGTTTATGAAACTGGTTCGAATGGAATGATTATTCCTCAAGCAATTGAACCTTTAAATAGTAACACTGTAAGAGTAACCTTTAGTGGGTTGACAAGTGGACACGTTGTTGTTGGTACTGGTGGTTCAAAAATAAGTGGAGCAATTAGTGGAGATAATGTAATAGGTATAGTACCATCAGCATCTAGAGCAATTTCAGCAGCAACTGCGGATATAGCACAAAATGTTGCAGGTATTGATTCCGCATCCATTGCACTACTTAATGATTTAGAAAACTTTGTAAGAAACGAACAAACCGCATCTATGACGGTGTTGAGTTCATCGTTCGCTCTTACCGCATCATACGCATTAAACGCAGCATCTTCTGAAGGTGGGGACTTTATTCAAAGTTCACAAACATCTTCTATGAGTGTTGCAACATCATCATATTCATTCTACGCATTAACTGCTTCATACGCATTGAACGCTGGTGAAGCTGGTGGTGGTGGCGATTTAAATTCTGACCAAACGGCATCGATGTATGTTTACTCAGCATCATTTGCTTCGATTGCAGAATACGCATTAAACGCCGGTGGTAGTGGAGCTGGGTTCCCATTTGAGGGATACGCTGAACTAACTGGTAGTTTGGATATAAGTGGTAGTTTAGTTATTACTGGTAGTACATTCATACAAAATTTAGAAACTGGTTCATCTGATTTCGTAGTAACATACAATGAGGTAACTGGTAGATTAGAAAAAAGAGATATAGAAGCCGCACAAGGTGCTGATGGTGTGGATGGTTCTTCTGGTAGTAGTGGTACAACTGGTACCGCTGGTAGTGGAGGTACTTCTGGTTCTTCTGGTTCGTCTGGAACATCTGGGACAAGTGGTACATCTGGAACCAACGGAACATCAGGTTCATCTGGTAGTAGTGGAACATCTGGTACATCGGGAACATCTGGTACAACCGGTACATCTGGTACTTCTGGTAGTAGTGGTTCATCGGGTTCATCTGGTTCAAGTGGTAGCTCTGGTTCGTCTGGAACTTCTGGTACAAGTGGTACATCAGGTTCATCTGGGACAAGTGGTACTTCCGGCTCATCTGGTTCATCTGGTAGTGGTGGAACCTCTGGTTCTTCTGGTTCAAGCGGTAGTAGTGGAAGTAGTGGTTCCTCTGGAACAACAGGTTCAGCTGGTACTTCTGGTTCAAGTGGAAGTAGTGGTAGTAGTGGTAGTGGAGGAACTTCAGGTTCTTCTGGTTCATCAGGCTCATCGGGTTCTTCTGGTTCAGCTGGGACAAGTGGAAGTAGTGGAAGTAGTGGTTCCTCTGGAACATCTGGTTCTTCTGGCTCATCAGGTTCTTCTGGGACAAGTGGAAGTAGTGGAAGTAGTGGTTCTTCGGGTACCGCAGGTTCTTCTGGTACTTCTGGTAGTGGAGGAACATCTGGGACAAGTGGAAGTAGTGGTACCTCAGGTACATCTGGTTCTTCTGGTTCAAGTGGTACATCTGGAACATCAGGTTCAGCTGGAACTTCTGGTTCTTCTGGGACAAGCGGTACTTCTGGGACAAGTGGTTCTTCTGGGACAAGCGGAACATCTGGTACCAGTGGAACTTCTGGTAGTAGTGGAACATCTGGGACAAGTGGTAGTAGTGGAACATCTGGGACAAGTGGAAGTAGTGGTAGTAGTGGAACATCTGGAACATCTGGAACCTCAGGCTCATCTGGTTCTTCAGGCTCTTCTGGAACATCTGGAACTTCTGGTTCATCTGGTTCATCTGGTAGTAGTGGAACTTCTGGTTCATCTGGCTCTTCAGGTTCATCTGGTACTTCGGGTTCTTCAGGTTCGTCTGGTAGTAGTGGAAGTAGTGGAACATCAGGTACATCTGGTTCAACCGGCTCTTCGGGTTCTTCTGGAACAAGCGGTTCAAGCGGCTCATCTGGTACTTCGGGTTCATCTGGCTCATCTGGTACAAGTGGATTGAGTGGTTCATCTGGTACTTCAGGAACGAGTGGAAGTAGTGGTAGTAGTGGTACTTCTGGAAGTGAGGGTTCATCCGGTACATCTGGAACATCTGGCTCTTCGGGTACTTCTGGTGAAGATGGTACATCTGGAACATCAGGTTCAGCTGGGACAAGTGGAAGTAGTGGTTCTTCTGGAACAAGCGGAACATCGGGTACTTCTGGAACATCGGGTAGTAGTGGTACATCTGGACAAGCTGGTTCATCTGGTACTTCTGGGACATCAGGTAGTAGTGGTACTTCTGGGACAAGTGGAACATCAGGTACATCTGGAACAAGCGGTACGTCTGGAACTTCTGGTACTGATGGAACGTCTGGGACAAGTGGAAGTAGTGGTACTTCTGGTACGAGTGGTACAACTGGTTCGCATGGTACTTCGGGAACTTCTGGAACAAGCGGAACATCTGGAACGGATGGTACCTCAGGTACGTCTGGTTCAACTGGTACTGATGGAACATCGGGTACTTCTGGAACTTCTGGCACAAGCGGAACATCTGGAACATCTGGTACAAACGGAACTTCTGGTTCATCTGGAACATCAGGTTCAACTGGTACCGATGGTACATCTGGAACAAGTGGTATAAGTGGTTCATCTGGTAGTAGTGGAACTTCAGGTTCTTCTGGTAGTAGTGGGACAAGTGGTAGTAGTGGTTCAGCTGGTACTTCTGGTACATCGGGTTCATCTGGGCAAGATGGTACCTTATTTGGTAGTAGTGGTTCATCTGGAACCTCAGGCTCATCTGGAAGTTCTGGTTCATCGGGTTCATCTGGAACCACTGGAACTGGTGGTACTTCTGGAGTTGATGGAACATTCTTTGGTTCATCAGGTTCATCTGGTATAAGTGGGACAAGTGGTAGTAGCGGTTCATCTGGAACAAGCGGTGAAAGTGGTTCTGCTGGTACTTCTGGAACTTCAGGTGTAGATGGTACATTCTTCGGTTCATCTGGTTCTTCGGGTATAAGTGGTACATCGGGTTCATCGGGTTCTTCTGGAACATCTGGATTCGGTTCATCGGGTACATCTGGTGTGAGTGGAACATCTGGACAAGATGGTACCTTATTTGGTAGTAGTGGTACATCAGGTGAGGCTGGAACTTCTGGTTCATCAGGTTCGACTGGTACTGATGGTGTAAGTGGAAGTAGTGGTACTTCTGGTATAAGTGGTACATCTGGTGTTGATGGTACATTCTTTGGTAGTAGTGGTAGTAGTGGAACTTCTGGTTCTTCTGGTAGCAGTGGTACATCTGGGTTAGGTTCATCTGGAACTTCTGGAACAAGCGGTAGAGATGGAACTTTATTTGGTTCATCTGGTACAACTGGTACTTCTGGTTCATCTGGCTCATCTGGTACGAGTGGATTGGGTTCTTCAGGTACTTCAGGTATCAGCGGAACTTCTGGGCAGGATGGTACCTTATTCGGAAGTAGTGGTACTTCTGGAGTTGATGGTACTTCTGGTAGTAGTGGTTCATCTGGAACATCTGGATTCGGTTCATCAGGTACTGCTGGAACATCTGGTAGAGATGGAACTTTATTTGGTTCAAGCGGTTCTTCGGGTTCTTCTGGAACAAGTGGTTCATCGGGTACGAGTGGATTAGGTTCTTCGGGTACTTCTGGTATCAGCGGAACGAGCGGACTTGATGGGACATTATTTGGTTCTTCAGGTACTACTGGTACGTCTGGTAGTAGTGGTTCATCTGGTACTTCTGGTTTGGGAAGTAATGGTACTTCTGGAACATCTGGACAGGATGGAACTTTATTTGGTTCGTCTGGTTCTTCAGGTACAGCAGGTTCTTCTGGTTCTTCTGGAACAAGCGGATTGGGTTCTTCGGGTACTTCTGGGACAAGTGGTAGAGATGGAACATTATTCGGTTCTTCTGGAACAACAGGTACTTCTGGTGTTAGTGGTTCGTCTGGTACTTCTGGATTAGATGGGTTAATTGGTTCAAATGGTACTTCTGGTACTGGTGGTACCTCAGGTAGAGATGGAACTTTATTCGGTTCGTCTGGTACTTCTGGAACATCTGGTGTTAGTGGAAGTAGTGGTACATCTGGATTGGGCTCTGATGGTACTTCAGGTGTTAGTGGTACTTCTGGACTTGATGGAACTTTATTCGGAAGTAGTGGTACATCTGGTACTAATGGTACATCTGGTCAAAGTGGTTCTTCTGGAACAAGCGGAGTTGGTTCGTCTGGTACATCTGGTGCGAGTGGTACATCTGGTAGAGATGGAACTTTATTTGGTTCTTCGGGTTCATCAGGAACTAACGGAACATCTGGTATAGATGGTTCTTCTGGTACATCTGGAATAGGTTCATCGGGTACTTCGGGTGTTAGTGGAACATCTGGACAAGATGGTACCTTATTTGGTTCTTCTGGTTCTTCGGGTACTTCTGGTGCAGGTTCATCTGGAACATCAGGGTTATCTGGTTCTGATGGTACTTCTGGTATAAGCGGTACTTCTGGACTTGATGGTACGTTATTTGGTACATCGGGTTCATCGGGTACGTCTGGGGCGGGTTCGTCTGGTACATCTGGTATTACTGGTTCAAACGGAACTTCGGGTTCATCTGGTTTAGATGGTACAAACTTTGGTAGTGCTGGTAGTAGTGGTTCATCCGGTACTTCTGGTGAGAGTGGTGTTGATGGAACGAATGGTGTTGATGGAACTAATGGTAGTGCTGGTAGTCATGGTTCTTCGGGTTCTTCTGGAACAAGTATTAATCAAAATGGTACAACTGATGATGGTGTAGTTCGTTGGGATAATACAAATAATTACCAATACGTTAATACTGATTTAGTTTACGATGGAACTACGTTAAGTGTAGTTGGTGATGTTAACCTAAGTGGTGATTTAATCGCAAGTGGTGAAGTTAGTGGTTCAACCTCAATTCACACTAAAAACTTTGTTGAACTTTATTCAACTTTGGGAACTGGTGGTAGTACATCAATCGATTTAACATCAGCAAATAACTTTGAGTACACTGTAAACACAACATCAACAATATCGTTTACAAATTCACCGGCAGCTCCGAAAGCATTTGGATTTACATTGGTATTAAATAATGGTGGTTCACAAGCAATCACATGGCCAGCTGGAGTATTATGGGCAGGTGGTGTTGCACCGGCTTTAACTGCGGCTGGAACGGATATTTTGGTATTCTATACTTATGATGGAGGGGTATCGTATTACGGATTCCTATCCGCAGCAAATATGAGTTAAAGGTTAATAGTTATGAATTATGAGTATAGCAAGAAGATTAGTATCATCATCGGGAGGAGGAGCAGTGGAACCATTTAGATTTCAATTGACAGTGGCATCTGGCCAAACGTATGGGTTACCTTTATTTTCGGTATCAGGTACACAACCTAATATTATAGTAGATTGGGGTGATACATCTGAAAGTACTATAACAGATGTAAATGATAGTGCTAGATTTCATGCATATACTTCAGCAGGTACATATACTGTTTCAATCATTGGTTCATTACCTGGTTTTAGGGTAGATAATGATATATACAAAACATTATATACGGCAATCTTAGATTGGGGAAATGTTGGACTTCGTAGTTTAAATTTCTATGGATGTGTAAATATTACATCAATTCCAAACGCAACTTCTGGTTTGGGTAGGGTAACTCAATGGAACAACACATTTAGGGGAACAAGTATTACATCAATCCCATCTGGTTTGTTTGATTTCTCAACATCTGCATACGAATTTGTGGATACATTTTCATTTACAAAGATAACATCAGTTCCCAACAACTTATTTGATGCTTGTACTGGTGCATCTTCATTTTCATCAACATTTAACGCATGTACATCATTAGTAAGTGTACCTAATGAGTTATTCAGATATAATACTAATGTAATTAACTTCTCATCAACATTTAGAAACAACCGAGCATTAACAAATATACCTACATTTCAATATAATCAAAATGTTAGTATCTTTTTGAACATATTCAATATGTCATCTACAAATAATGGTTCATCTTCTTGGGGAAATGTTGAAGAATTATGGACTAGAAGTCCTGAACCATTGGGAACAAACGCTTTTAACAATTGTACTGGTGCAACTAACTACGCATCAATACCATTTAATTGGAAATAATTATGTATTTAAAGATAGAAAACGAAAATATAATATATCCATACACACTTAGTGATTTAAAAATCGATAATCCTAATGTTAGCTTCCCATTATCAATTACTAATGATATTTTAGCAGATTTCAATGTATATCCAGTAAATTCAGTAGAATGTGGTACTGATTACACAAAAAATTACGAAGAAGCTACACCAATATTAGTGGATTCATCATACATTCAAGTTTGGAACGAATCCGATGCATCTGCTGAAGAAATTTCAACAAAAATAGAAGAAAAGTGGTTAGAAGTTAGAGAACTTAGAGATAACTTATTATCACAATCAGATTGGACTCAATTCCAAGATTCCCCAATAACAGGCTCCTCATTAACTGAGTGGCAAACTTACAGACAATCACTTAGAGATATAACCTCACAAGAAAATCCATTTTCTTTAACTTGGCCTGCTAGACCTTAGAAGGTAAAAGATAAATACTTTATATTTATATCTACAAAGAATAGATTTAAAGTGATATGAGAATAGATTCACCAAGTTTTTCGGGTTCGATTAATCAAGCACCATCGGCATATGCTGATTTAAGTGGTTCGTTTACTGGTTCCTTTACTGGAAGTTTTAAGGGTGATATTTCGGTAGATACTGCAGAGTTTACTAACCTAAGTGTAAGAGATTCTCTTAGTTTGGGTTATGAAAAGGATAATAATACCGAATTTGTACTCGTATCAAGTGGTTCAATAGCTCTTTCTGGTTCAATAGAATTACAAGGTGGTTCATATAATGTAGATGGGGTAAATGTATTGGATTCGGCAATCGCATTCGCAATAGCATTAGGATAAAATATAAAATATGGCAAATACATTTAAAAATAGTATAAAAGGACCAGCTGGAACGGGTGGTTTATTAGTTTATAGCTGTCCTTCGGCAACTTCGGCAACAGTTATTGGAGTAAATGTGGCTAATATTGTAGCACAAAACATCGAAGTAGATGTTGAGATAACCGATAATTCGGCTGGAGTAACAAAATATTTAGTAAAGGGGGCAACACTTCCTCAAGGTTCATCAACAATTTTGGTTGGTGGAGAACAAAAGGTGGTTTTGGAAGCAAATGATTCAATAACTGTAACATCTTCGGTAAATTCATCAGTAGATGTGGTTGTATCGGTATTGGAAATTACATAAAAGAAAAAGTGAATGAAATACACAGGTAAAGACCCTAATGGTTTAAATCAAATCAGTCAAAGTTTATTATCATTAGATGTAAACGGAGAATCGCAGGTAAATATATCTACTGATTCGGTAAGTATTAATACCGAATTATCGGTTGAGAATGGTATTTCAGCTATCTCATATACTGGTTCTGTATTTAGTGGTAGTGAAGTGGTTACATCCACAATTACTGCTGATAGTATAGTTGTTGATACCATCGATGGTACAACTATTACGAGTACTGAATTTAGTGGTTCTTTTAGTGGTTCATTTCAAGGTGATGGAAACGCTATAACCAATATACCTACATCAGCATTAGTTGGTGATATCAATAGAATTGCCGAAGGTGATGCAAATGCAACTATAACCGAAGATAAATTTTCGGTAAATGTTGATGCTGATATAACAGGTTCACTATTAGTAACAAATACAGTATCGGCATCATTCATAAAGGGTGATGGTAGTGGTTTAACAAACATATCAGCTGATTCAGTTGGTGATATCAATAGATTACAATCGGGTTCAGCAATAGCTAGAATCTCTCCTAACGAAGGTTTAGTTACGAACGTGGGAATTGTAACTGAAAAGTATTTAGGCGTAACTGGTTCGGCTAAAATCGGTGAAAACTTAGATGTAGATGGTACTACAACCACACAAACATTAGATGTAGATGGTACAGCCACAATAAGTACATTAGATGTAGAGGGAACTGCTACAATTCAAAACTTAAATGTTGAGGGTACAATCACAACAACTGAGTTAAAGGCAACTTACATCTCATCATCAATAATTTATGCAACTGGTTCAAATAAATTCGGAGATTCGATATCGGACAAGCAAGAATTTACTGGTTCCGTATCTATAAAAGATTCAATACAAATACCATCATATTCTTCAGACCCTGCGTCTGGTGAAGTTGGTGAAATATATTACAACACTTCAGATACTAACATATATCGTTATACTGGTACTGAATGGGAACAAGCAGCCGGTACGGCTGGTACGTCTGGTACATCTGGAACATCGGGTACTTCTGGTACTGGTGGTTCATCAGGTACTGGTGGTTCTTCTGGAACTTCTGGAAGTGGAGGTTCATCTGGGACAAGTGGAATAGATGGTACATCTGGTTCGTCTGGTTCATCTGGTTCATCTGGTAGTGGAGGAACAAGCGGTAGCGGTGGTACATCTGGTTCATCGGGTAGTAGTGGTGTTAGTGGTTCATCTGGGACAAGTGGAACTTCTGGTTCATCAGGTACATCTGGTAGTGGTGGCTCTTCTGGTTCAAGCGGTACATCTGGTAGTGGGGGAACATCTGGTGTAGATGGTTCATCTGGTACATCTGGTAGTGGGGGAACATCAGGAACTTCTGGTTCTGGTGGTACTTCCGGCTCTTCTGGAACTTCTGGGTCTGGTGGTTCATCTGGCTCATCTGGAACTTCTGGTTCTGGTGGTAGTTCAGGTTCTTCTGGATTTGGTTCATCAGGTTCATCTGGTAGTGGTGGTACTTCTGGAACTTCTGGAAGTGGAGGAACATCTGGTTCATCTGGTAGTGGTGGAACCTCTGGTTCTTCTGGAAGTAGTGGTACTTCTGGTAGTGGTGGTACATCTTCATCAGCTGGTACTGGTGGTACTTCAGGTTCATCTGGTTCGTCTGGAACATCTGGTAGTGGAGGAACTTCTGGAAGTGGAGGAACAAGCGGTAGCGGTGGTTCATCTGGAACTTCTGGAAGTGGAGGTTCTTCAGGTTCTTCGGGTTCGTCTGGTAGAGATGGTGTGAGTGGTGAAGGTGGTGCAGCTGGTTCTTCTGGTTCATCGGGTTCTTCAGGCTCATCGGGTACATCTGGTTCATCAGGTACTTCGGGCTCTGGTGGTTCATCAGGTACTTCAGGTTCTGGTGGTACATCAGCATCCGCTGGTAGCGGTGGTACGGCTGGTACATCTGGTTCTTCGGGTTCGTCTGGAACAACTGGTTCACGTGGTACATCTGGTAGTGGAGGAACTTCTGGTAGTGGAGGAACTTCTGGAAGTGGAGGAACATCTGGTTCTTCTGGAAGTAGTGGTACATCAGCATCCGCTGGTAGTGGTGGTACGGCTGGTACATCAGGTAGCGGTGGTTCATCTGGAACATCTGGTAGCGGTGGTACATCAGGAACTTCAGGTTCTTCTGGAACATCTGGTTCTGGTGGAACTTCAGGTAGTGGAGGAAGTAGTGGTACAAGTGGAAGTGGTGGAACATCCGGTTCTGGTGGTACATCTGGTGCATTAGCATTGACTGGTACAACTAACAATGGTTTACTAACATATGCTGGTGGAGGAGCCGCAAATGTTGAAAGTAATCTTACCTTTGATGGTTCTATATTTGCAGTAACTGGTAACGCAACAATTACTGGTGATTTAACTGTAAGTGGTACAACAACATATATCAATACCACAACTCTTAATATTGGTGATAATATTATC